ATGACGGCCAAGGTTTACAGCTACATGCGGTTCAGTGACGCTCGCCAAGCAGGCGGTGCGAGCTCCGAGCGTCAGGGGGCCTACGCTGCAGCTTGGGCCCGCGAACACGCCCTCCTCCTCGACGAGACGCTGTCCATGCGCGACGAAGGCCTGTCCGCCTTCCATCAGCGGCATGTCAAGAAAGGCGCGCTCGGCGTGTTCCTGAAGGCCGTCGAGGACGGCCAAGTGCCCGCCGGCTCGTTCCTGGTCGTGGAAGGCCTCGACCGCCTTTCCCGCGCCGAACCGATCCAGGCGCAGGCGCAGCTGACGGCCATCATCTCGGCCGGCATCTCTGTTGTCACGGCTAGCGACGGCAAGGTTTACAGCCGCGATCGGCTCAAGGCCAATCCGATGGACCTGGTCTACAGCCTTCTGGTGATGATCCGTGCCCACGAGGAATCCGATACGAAGAGCAAGCGGGTCCGCGATGCGATCCGCCGACAGTGCCAGGGATGGATCGCCGGTACGTATCGCGGCCTCATCCGCTATGGCAAGTCGCCGGGATGGCTGCACGTCGTCAACGGCCGCTGGGAGCTCATCCCGGAGCGCGTCGAGGCGATCCGCACGGCTGTCGACATGTTCCGCCGTGGGCTAGGCACTGGTCACATTGCCAAGACGCTTCACGATGCTGGCCTGTCGATGAGCGCTGGCTTGCCGACCTCGGGCCACCTGGTGCGCTTGCTGGCCAACCCTGCGCTGAAGGGAGAGAAGCACCTGGTGCTCGAGCCAGACACGCACGTGCTCGAGAGCTACTATCCGGCCGTCATCGATGCAGACGTCTGGACGGAGCTGCAGCAGTTGGTCGACCTGCGAAGCCGGCGGCACGTCAGGGGCCAGATCCCGTCCCTCCTCACCGGCTTTGGCGTCGCCGTGTGCGGCTACTGCGGTTCGCCGATGAAGAGCCAGACAATGGCGAACAAGCGTCGCGACGATGGCACCTTGGCCGATGGCCACCGACGGCTGCAGTGTGTTCGCGTCAACAGCGGCGAAAGCTGCGTGGTGAAGGGATCGTGCTCATCGGCTCCGATCGAGCGCGCACTGATGCGCTACTGCTCAGACATGGTCAATCTTCAGTCGCTGTATGACGGTGATCGCGGCGCGCTTCCTCGCAGTGAACTGACCGCCGCATCCGCTCGGCTCCAGGACATCGAAACAAAGCTCGAGCGCATCACCGAGGCGCTGCTCGAGAGCACCGACGGTGCGCCGGCGACGTTCATCCGCCGAGCTCGTGAGCTCGAGGCAGGTCGAGATCTCGCGCGCGACCAGGTCAGGAGGGCCGAGCGCGCCCTCGCTGAGGCCGCAAGGTCCGATCTGACCGGCGCCGATGAACGGTGGAAGGCACTCATTGAAGGGGTTGAGGGCTTGGACTACGAAGCGCGCATGCGCGCGCGCCAGCTCGTGGCCGACACTTTCGAACGGATCGTCGTGTATCACAGTGGAATGCGCCCGGCCGCCGACAAGCGCTCGATCGACGTCATCTTGCAGGCGAAGGGCGGCACCGCCAGGCAGCTGCGAATCACAGCCGATAACACATTGGCCGCATGGGACGAGGTCCCTTCCACAGCCAGCCTCTGAAGGCGCCTGAGGCGCCTACAACACCCCGCGCGGCGCGATTACTGGCTCAAGCCATAGCAAAGCAGCGGCCATCGGCGACAACGCTCGCAATCCGGGATCTCGCGCCAAGTCTGCCGCCAACTCCTCAAGCTGCTCGGGCTCCACCGTGCGCCAGTGCATCTTGAGTTGCTTGGCGCAGTAGTGAATCCAAATGTCGGTTGGGATCTCATCATCCATTCCCGAGATACTACCAAGACACTGTATGCTTATACAGTGTCAATCAGGATTCTTTACGAGGTGTTTCGCACCCGATTCGAAGGCGGCAGACTGCCCTCGGCAGAGGCAGTGAAGCACACGCGCGCAGTCGGCGACCTGGTCTATACGGAGCGCGTGCCTGGCCCGCGGCCAGGGCGCGGAGTCTGGGCCGCCATGCTGCTACGCGACGACGGGGAGACCTACATCATTCCGATCTTGGATCGTGCGCACCTGCGCGAGATCCGCGGCGGCATTCTCATCAGCGGCATCGAGGTCGTGCCGCGCGGCCGCAGCATGAAGAACATCCGCTCCGATAACTACCCGCAGACTTGGTGGTGCCGGCCTGTGGCGCTGACGAGCAGCGGCTTCGAGCACGATGAGATTCCCAAGCCCTCGCCCGCCGAGTCCCGCCGCCAAGCAAAGGAGTTTGAGCACTCGGCTGAAGCGGTCCGCATTGCGGAGGAGATAACCCGCCGACCAATGCGCAGGATGCTCTACAACCCGAAAACGGCCTCGGGTCGCAGCCCAGGCTATTTCTGAAGCCCTGCCCTATCCTCCGCCCATGTGCAGCAACTACGAAGCCGTCACGCGCGCCGACCGCTTGCTGTCGTTCTTCGGCGTGGTGCGCGAGGGCGACGAGAAGCCGCTCATTGCCTTCCCGACCAACATGGCGCCGTTCATCCGGCTCGCCGAGGACGGCTCTGGCCACCGCCGCGTGTCCGAGGGCGCCTTCGGCCTCCTGCCCGGCTTCGCCAAGGAGTTGGTCTACGGCAAGAAGACCTACAACGCCAGGTCGGAGACGATCCATCGCTTGCCCAGCTTTCGCAGCGCGTGGCGCATGGGCCAGCGATGCGTGATTCCGGCCGAAGGCATCTTCGAGCCCTACTACGAAACTGCCGACAGCAAGCCGGTGCGCTGGCGTATCCAGCAACCAGGCGAAGTGCCGCTCGGCATCGCAGGCATTTGGGAGAAGTGGGTCGACCCTGACGGGCTCGAGCTCTTCAGCTTCGCCATGTTGACGGTGAACGCAGACAGCCACCCGGTCACGTCGAAGTTTCACAAGCACGGGGAAGAGAAGCGCATGGTGGTGATCCTCAACCCCGGGGAATACGACGAATGGCTGTCCTGCCCCGTGCACGCGGCCCCAAAGTTCTTCCGGCAGTGGATGGGCCAGCTCGACTCCTTCCCCGCACCGCTGCCGTCGCGGCCAAAGAAAGAAAGGCCGCCGAGCAAACGGCTGACCAAACGTGATGTGCCAGGCGATCCACCGGCGCAATACAACCTCTTTTAGCCACATACTCCGTCCCGCTCGGGGCACAGTACCCGGCTCGACCTGCCGGCGCAGGGGTCAATCGAACACTATCAAAGGTTCAAAGTGAAACAAGAAGAACTTGAATCGTTCAACAGATGCATCAATGCCTCAACTGAAGCGATCCAAAAGTACGTGAATGTTGGACCAACCAGAAGCCAAGCACAGAACGTCATCGATGTTAGGTGGGGAGCTTTCGTAGCGGCAGTCCAAGATGGGCTTACGGGTTTTCAATCATTTATCGCAGCGGACGATGTTGCGGCATTTCCGACCGTTACCGACCAACTCCAAGAAGCTGCCTCGTCAGACCCTAATGTGGTCGACCGATCAACGGAAATCTTAGGTCTCATAGAAGCCCTTAAGGATCAATGGCATCGGTCAGTTACCCGAGCACGTGAAAGGGCCGCTGCAGACGCCAAGGCTAGAGACGACGAAATTAATGAGTTTCGCGTAAGGCTTGCGAATCAAGTCGGCGAGCTGGAGCAGTCTCAAAGAAACCTCAACGAGTTTCTAGTCGCCTCGAAGAACGAAATTGCAGACCTAAAGAGCAAGCTCGCAAATAGCGTGATTGCGTTTGAGGAGACGCTGGACAAATTTCGTGACCAGGAGAAATGGGTGGACGGAGTTAGACGGAAGACAGCCAAACACGGCTTGGCGGGCGCTTTCGGCGATAGAGCCCGCGGCCTAACGTGGAGTAAATACTCATGGGCTGCACTTCTCGGCGCCTCCCTGTTTTTCATCTACTTGAATGGCCAAAGCGTGCTGACCGCGCTGCAGGCAGACGTTAAATGGCAAATTCAGCTAACCCAAGCGTTGCTCTCGTTCCCTTTGATCTGGGCCGCATGGTTCGGCGCAAAACAATTCGCTTACGCTTCGCGCTTGCAGGAAGACTACGAGTTTAAAGTTGCCTCGGCTATGTCCTATGAAGGGTACAAGCAAGAAGCCTCAGAACTGGGGGATGCAATGAAGTTGAAGCTGATTGAATCGGCCATCAGCACCTACTCAGAAAACCCGCTTCGGATCTACAACATTCCAAGTGACCCAGGCACGCCGCTGCAGGAGATCCTGGAGTCTTTCTCGAAGATTGACAAGGTTGTCGAAGCCGCAGCGAAGTGGCGCAAGCCAGAGGCCTGAGCTATCCGGCCCTGCAAATTCCATGGCCGCAAACAACAAAAGGCCCCCAGCGCCGAAGCGCTGGGGGCCTTGGTCATGGTGGTGCAGACGTCTGCACCAGGTCGGCGAACCCTACTCCGGTTCCGAGGTCAATGACGTCTCGTTGAGCTGAGCCCGCCACTTCCTGATATTCCGCTGCGCACGCAAGGAATAGTCCTCTTGCGTTTTCAGCCGCTCGCCGGCTTGCCGCAAGCTCGCGGGGATAGGCGGCGGCGCTGGGCAGCCCACCACGACGGGCGGCGGCGTCGAGCTGGGCGACATCGCGCCGCAACCCATCAACGTCATCACGATTGCTGCGATCGATGCCGACAGCAGCCTGTTTGCGAACCTGATTTGCATGCTCGAGTTCCGCGGCCGCAGCCGCCTGTTGATGTTCAAATTTCCGGAAGTTGGAGTTAGCCGCAAACGCGGCCTGTGTCCTGGCCAGGTCCACCTTCGCGACGGCCGCCTGCAACTCGTGTAGCGCGTTGCTCGCGCCGTCGCGCTGGTGGCCGATCCAACAGCCGTGCAGCACGCTGGCGGCCATCAGGCCGGCCCAGATCCAGCCGGGCACCAAGCCGAGCAGACTTGCGATCGCGCTCATGGGAACTTCGCCTCGCCCGACACGATGGCCGAGCGGGCGTCCATGCCGAGGAACACCAGGCGGGTCGCCTCTCGCCGGCGCTGCAGGCCCTTCACGATCTGGCCGCCGGCGCGGCTCCACTTCGGAAGCTCGGCGGCCGCGCCGGCGTAGTCACCCAGGTTGAGCTTTCGCAGGAAAGTCGACGGCCCTCCTCCACCCAAGAACAGGATGCCGTCGCGGCCTCCGCCACCGCGCCCGGTGTTGTAGACCGTCGAGACGACTGCATCGAACTGGCGCTGATTCAATTCCACGTCGACGGCTGCGCGCACCGCCGGCTCGAAGTCCCGCGCCAGGCGCTTGACGTAGCGCGCGTCTGCCTCGGCCTGGCTGATGACCATGCCGACGCTCACCCCTTCGGTGTCGCCCCACCCGATCGTCCAGGGCTTCCCGCTCAGATGAGCGAACTGGGCTGGCACCTCAGTGAGCTTGTACGGATCGATCCGGGCCGCCTGCAGCGCCTTGAACAGCGGAGACAGAGGGTCGGGGTAGGCCCGCAGCTTGCAGGCTTCGTAGTGATGATTGAGCTCGTGCCCGTCGACGCCGGTCGTGAGGTGCTCATTCATTGCTTTTCTCCCAGCGGTGCGGCCACCGAGGGCGGTGCGTCAGGCCCGGCACCGCCCCGCAGTCGATTGCTCGCATTGGCGATGGCATCGGCCGCAAAGCGATCCAGCACGCCAAACCATCGACCGCGCGAGAAGCCAGCCCAGAGGATCAGCAAGATTCGCAGGTCCTGCACCACGATCGGCAGCTTCACGAGCGTGATAGCGCTGGCGCCGGAGTTGTAGCCCTGGATTGCGATGTACGCGACGGCCCCACCGAAGATGGCGACGATCAAATCCTTCAACAGCAGCGTCTTGACGTTGCCAACGAGGGCGCGCTCGGACACCAGCGTGAAGATGGTTCGTGCAGCGCCGCCGAGCAGCCCGGCAGCCGCAGCGAACAGCAAGGACATCCAGTCGTAGGCGAGCACGTCCTGCACGAGCGTGGTGTTCGCGTAGCAGAGTGCGCTGTAGCACGCCAGCCATAGGAAGAAGGCCTGGTTAACGCGGCGCTGCATGGAAGTGCTCCCTCATCTGTTGAGCATTGACGGACACGCCGAAGATCCCGGCGATGAAGAAGGCAGCGACCGCGCGGATGGCGTAGGCCCATGCGAGGCCTCCGACATCAAGTTGCAACGCCCGGTTCGCCAGCACGATCCAGGTCGCGCCGGCGAGCACGGCCGCAAAAGCCGCCGCTCGCCGGTAGACCTTGTGTGCGAGGAGATCCGGGCGGAAGACCAGCGTGTAGAGGTGCGGCAGCGCTGCTGCGAATGCGATCAAGAACGCCCCGATCACGCACCACCTCGAGTACGTCATCGAGCTCACGCGACTGATGAATGAGCCCGGCACGCCGAAGACATAGAAGACTGGCTCGGCGAGCAGCAACAAGAAGACCGTCGTGATGAAGGCCGCCTGCAGGCGCACCTCGGCGCGGTCCTGGTCGAGCGGCCAGCTGGGCGCGGCGGCGATGTACCGGCGCAGTTCCTCCACGTCGACGTGCACCAGCATGGCAGTGCCGAGAAAGCTCTGCGCAATGCCGGCGCCGAACCTCTTGAAGATGTTTTGCATGGATTGCCTCTCAGGAAAGTTTCAGCACGACGTAGCCGTAGCCGCCGGTCACCGACACGAGGACGCCGCCGGCAGTCACGACACCGTTGCCATGGACCGTCGCCGCCGCACTCTTGTCGACCACGGCCACGTCAAGGCCGACGAACTGTTGGGGCAGCTTGAGCGGCGAGAGCGTCACGTTCTGATGGAAGTCCGCCACAACGATCACGCTCTTGCCGTCGCGGTACCAGGTGCATGCGGTTGCCGCAGGGTTCACCGCCGCGCTCCAGTACGCACGGAACGCGACCATCTCGTAGTACGAACCTGCCACCAGCGGGCCGATGTTCACGGCCTTGGGGTACTGCTTGCGCAGGGCGGAAATGAAGCACGCCTCGTTCACCAATGTCTTGCGCAGCGCAGGAACACCGACCGACCGAACCGGGCTCAAGCCGACCATCACGCCGTGCTCGGCCACGCCGGCCGTCTTGACGATTTGAGCCATGCGATCGGGCGGATTGTTGGCATCCGACCAGTTCCCCGACCCCATCACCAACTGCTCGAAGCTGCCGCTGATGTCCTCCTGCGCCTGGAAGTTCCATGTCTTGACCGCACCGACCTTCGGCGTAACGCGCGGGATGTACTGCCAGAGTTGCTTGCCCGTGAAGGTCAGCGCCTCGAGCTGCGTTGCACCGAAGTACCCAATGGTCAGCGGGTTCAGCACCTGGACGCCGTCGATGATCGTGCACGACCCGTTCTCGGCGTAGCGGTAGGTGATCGTGCGCCGCACGTCCGCAGCGATCGACGCATGGTTGAAGGCCGGTTGCGAGACGCCCCAGGCCGACGCACGCACATAGGCCAGCACCGCGGCGGGGTTCGCGATCGTGTAGCTGTCGACGATGTCGACCGTGGTGCCGTAGTAGGTTCCGTCGGCGGTGATCGGCGTCTTCGAGTCGAGCAATACGCTCACCGCCTCACCCTGCAGGCACGGCCAGAGTTGCGTGGTCGCTGTGGCTGTGATCGTGATGTCGCTCGTGTGCGTCGCATCGCTGATGTGGGTCAACGTCGTGCCAGTGATCGCCGGCGCGAACGACCAGGCCGGATATGCCGAGAGGTTCTCGGACATCAGCCAGAGCTTCGTCGCATCCACGACCTTGAGCAGATACCACTTTCGACCCGCACCGTCCGTCCAGCCTGACCGCACGTCGACGCCCGTCTTGTCGTTGCCGCTGGCGGTGACCTCCTGGACCACGAACGCGCCGTGGTTGGCCCCGATATAGGTGCCGTTGTAGTTGAGCGGTGCTGACGAGTCGCCCTGCGCTCCGAGCACCGTGCCAGCGCCCCATGCTGCGGAATTGCTGGTTACGCTCTTGAGAGCCTTACGCGCGCCCATCACGTTCACCGTGCCGTTGTTCCCGCTGGCCAGGCTCACGAGCTGCACGATGTCATTCGTGTCATCGAAGGTGCCGCGCACATAAAGGTTGCTGCCGAACTTCGTCACGCTCAGCTGCCCGATGCTCGTGGCAGGCGGCAGCTCCGAGGCCGGCAGCGCATCCTTGGAGATCTTCGGCACGCCGCCGGGCGAGTAAGCCTGGTAGGCAGTGCGCGTGTTCTCTTCGACCTGGACCGAGCCAACCACTCGATTGAAGTCGTCGACGGTGTGGCCTACCGAATCGGCAATGCGAATGCCAACAAACGCAATGCCCGAGCCCACCGGAATCGTGAAGGTCACTTGATTGTTGCCTACCCACGCAACCGAAGACGGTGGCATTGAGGGCGTGGGGTTCGCACCCACCACCGGAGAGACGCCGAGGTACGCCCCGGCCGCATTCCTGCAGAAAAAGTGGTGACCGCTATAGAAACCCAGGGGGTCTCCCATCCACGCCACGTAGGTCTTGCCCTCGACCACGGGCGTGTAGCCGATAGTCATGCCTTCGGGAAAGCCTCCCGGGTTGCCCGAGTTGTAGTTGAGCACCTGCCCGTTCAGGGCGTTCGCTTTGTCATAGAGATTTCGCTGCGGCTCGATGGTGAACACACCATTGACCTGCTGAGACTTGGCCGGCAGCCGGCTCTCCTTGAGCGCTCCGATCGACGTGTTGTACGGTCGGAACGTCGTTGGCGCCGCGCCGACCTCCAACTGCACGCTGCTTCGAATGCGGTTGAAGTCGTCGGTCGTGTGCGCCAGGTAGTTCCAGATCAACAGCGTTGCGACGAACGTGATGCCCGATCCCACCGGGACAGTGAAAGTCACGCGCCGCACGCCACCGTCAACACCGGCGTTGGAATAGACCGGATTCATCCCAGGCACCACGGGCGCGCCGGACACTACGGTTGCCATGCCGACATAGCCCGCGCCGGCCACGCCTGAAAACGCATAGAGGTTTGGGACAAAACCTCGCTCGCTGCCGGCCATTGACCAGGTGTAGGTTTGCCCTTCTTGGACGGCAACCTTGCCCGAGATGATGGAATTGGGGAAACCCTGTTTCGTGCCGGCGGTGAAGCTGTAGACAAACCCATCCTCTGCCAGCGACGAGTCGTACATGTTGACCGGCGGCTGAAACTCGAATTGGTACTTCGTGTTGTTCGCATCGACCGCGCTGGCGGGGGCAAACTTGCCCCCATAAACAGCCACACCTGCAGTGTTGGTGTACACGTCATAGACAAGCGGATCTGCGGTCTTGAGGAGAAACAGCTGACCGTTGCTTGTCGCGACCAAGCCTTGCGCTGTCGTCGTCCACGAGTTGTTTGCCGCGAGCGACGCCGCGGCGCCGGCACCAGATACAGTCGCGGCCATTTCCGAGGCGATCCGGTTCGCGCCTGTGATGGTCTGGGCGTACTCGGCGCCGAGATCCTGCTCGATACCAGCCCAGGTCTTCTTCGTGTTGCCCAGTCGGTCCGTCGCAGTCAGAGCCTCGGATGTGGCGAGCGCCGCAAGCAGGTCGACGTCGAGCTTCGCGTTGTTGAGATCGGGGATCTTGATAGTGGCCATATGACTCTTTCAGGCAATAAAAAAGCGCCTCGGCGGGCGCTTTGCTGGTTGGTGCGATGCGGTCAGTTGATGACCGATTCCTTCGGCGGTATCGGTGCGGTGTCCATTGCGAAATACTCCGGGCTGTAGTTGATGGCGCGGATCTGGATGTACTGCCCATCCGAAACTCCGATCTCCTGCACCAGGTAGGCCTGCGCCTGCCTGGCGTCATCGCTGGCGAAGGAAAACATCGTTCGAATGCCGTCGGCACTCTCCACCGTCACGATCGCTTCGCTCGGCGCGTGCTGCAGGATCACCCTGTTCGGCTCCGAGCCCGCCACCACGTTGATGCTCTGCACGCTGCCATCGCGACGCACCAGGACGAGGCTGTGGTTCGCGGCCGGCGTGAACTCGACATCGCAGCTCAAGGTGAGCTCGAGCCCACTCTGTCCGACCACCTCGCCGTCGAAGCTCCTGAACCGCGTGTTGTCGACGATGTCGACACGCGCGTTCGGCAGCAGCGCACGTGCATCGGTCGTCGTCTCGGTCTCGATCGAGATCCGCTGGCCAAGCAGCTTTCGATACTCCCGATTCGCCCGCAGCCAGGCTTGCGCGTAGCTGCGAATGCCGGGAATCTCGTGCTTCTTCAGCTTCGAATAGTTGCCATCGAGCGGCAGGATGATCGTCTCCGGCTGCTGCGTCTCTGGATCCTGGTAGACGAACTCGACGCCGTCGTAGTCCGCATCGTTGGCAAAGGTGCGGGTCACCGTCTCGGCATTGGGCCGCTTGTTCCTGTGGCTGAAGAGCGCCGTGCTGGCCGCCTGCGCGCGGTCGAAGGCCAGGCGAATCTTTCCGTTCTGACGGTAGGCAATGCAGAAGCCCGCATTGGCGATCGTCTGGATCGTCTCCTCCAAGCTCATGTTCTCCGAGTCGAACGTGTAGTTGAAGGTCGGCGCCTCGGGGTGCATCGCGTAGATCGAATCGACCTGTGCAGACATCTGCACCATGTCGAGCTCGGCGAGCGCCCGGTTACCGATCTTGGGATCAAGTGCCACGGCCGCGATGACGTCATGGAGGTACGCCGTCGGCTCCAACGTTCCGGACACGTGCCGTCCCTCGGCGTCGAAGGCTCCGCTGAAGCCGCTCCCATTCCAGCGCGGCAGCAGGCGGGTCGCGATGCAGTTCAGCTGACGATTGCGGACCGCCGTGGCACGTGGCGTAGCCCTCGTGACGGTGTGGATGGTCGTCTTGTTGCCGAAGTGGGCCTTGTTCACTGGCGAGACGGCGAACAGATCCACCCACTTGATCTCGTCGACCACGGTGCCCTGGAACCCCCAGTTGTAGGGCGTGAAGCGCCGCACGCGCGTGCGGGCGGGCCCTGTCCAGGCCGTCACCCGCTCGAGCGTTTCGCCCACCTCATCCGTCGTCGCCCCGGACAAGGAACCCGAGGCCGACTCCACATTGCCTGTCGGGTTCAGGCCACCGTCCAGCTGCTCGATCTCCACCTGGTAGATCACGCTGGTGGGGGCCCGGCCGCCGTTATCGACGTACATCCCCTGGGTTGCAACCATGTTGAACCACACCTGGTTCCGATCGGTGTACGGCAGGACCTTCCAGTCCGTCCAGTCGGTGAGACCATTGTTGACGACCACCGTGGTATAGACCTTCGGGTCGTAGCCGTAATCGTCGGGAAACGAGGTCCCATCGAGCACCACGCCGCCATTGATCACCTGGGTGATCGTCCGGGTGCCGGCATAGCCCGGGTGGTGGATCACGCCGTCGACGTGGATCGCTACCGGGAACGGGAAACCGGTCCAGTCGACCTGAGCGCCAGAGGTCACCGTGATCTCGTTGTCGGCCGGCTTCGTAGCCACTGTGTAGGTGCCGTTGTTGCCAGCGTCCGGGAAGCCCGAGAAGGTCACCTGGTCGCCGACCTGCAGCCGCGTGAAAAGGTGCGAATCGACCGGCGTGGTGTCGGTGTAGCGTCGGTCTGCACCGACCACCACGCAGTTGCCATCCGCCGAATAGGCCTCATCAAGGCCGGAGATCGTGACGGTCTGCCCCACTTCGCTGATCGCGTTGAAATTTGGCCTGCCGGAGAACTGCAGGATCTGGTCATTGGCATTGCCAGGAATCTCGAACGAGGGGAATGAGCCGCCGTCGACGACCACCGTCCGGGTGGGTCCGGCCTTCGCGTAGACGTAGTAGTCGAGAGGTGGCAGCGAGATCTGGTTCAGGGCCTTGAGCGTGATGCCGTCGGCGTCCACCGCCCTGCGCACCGTCACGATGGAATCGATGATGGCCGGGCCGATCTGCAGCTGCGGCGTGCTGCCGTCGTTGGGCGAGTGGAACGGCGGGTACACCGAGGCGCTCGCGCCGCTGATCATTTCGATCGCGGTCTCGCCGTCCCTGACCGCGGAAATGTTGTGATAGCCGCGGCCGACGCAGTAGTACCCGTACTCGATACGCTGGTTGTTCAGGTACTTGACGTACGGCAGCATCATTGAAGACGGGATGCTCTTCTGCGTGCCGAAGATGTCCTCGACCCGCTGCAGCAGTCGCGCCTGGTTCTCGCGCGCGCCGAGCGCGTTGTTCGGGCTCTGCTGCGTGCGATTGACATTGGCCGGCATGTCCGGTGGCGGGAACAGGATCGCCGACGCAACGGACAGCACCACGCTCACGAGCAGGCTCGTGAGCGTGCCCGGGTCGCCAGGGCTCTCGAGAACCACGTACTCGGCCGCATCGCCGCGCATGATCGCCTGCAGGTCGTTGCTGATTTCCGTCTCGCCGCTCGGCTCGCCCACGAAGATCTGCACGCCAGCTTCCGGCCGCGTCTTGTAGTACTCGAGCAGCCATTCGGCGAAGCTGCTCGGATGGAACACGCGAGGCTCGCACGGCGCGAACGGGTGTGCGTAGACCCTGACTTTCATGGACGTCTCCAGAACTCGATCACGGGGTAGGTATCGCGCAAGCTGGCGACGTCCTGGTACAGGTTGCCATCGGGCAAGGCGTGGAGCACCTTGCCGTCGAAGTAGATGCCGCAGTGGTGCATGCCTAGCTTGGGCTGCCGGCTCAGCATCACCACGGTGTAGTCGGTCGGCTCGTCGACCTGCTCGAAGCCGTGCTCCCCCTTGTAGAGGTTCAAGCGGAATGCTGCAGCGATCGAGCGGATCGAGTTGTTGACCGTCCGGTACTCCTGCACGCCAAGGCCGAGCTCGGCCTCGTAGACATCGGCCACGAGAGCCCAGCAAGGCGGATTCGGGTACTGCTTCTCGAGGTAGTCGTTGATGTTCACAGATAGGCTCTCAGCATGGGCACGTCGCGCGTTGTGTAGGTCTCGCCGGTGCGCGTGACATTCAGTCGCGGTGACACGGCAGAGATCGTGGCTTCCCCGAGGCGGTAGCTCACCGATTCGCCCTGCAGCACGGCCGTGGTCTGCGACTCAGTGAGGTCGTCGCTCAAGTACTCGCGGTACACCGCACGCAACCGCTCGGTTGTGCCAACGGGGATCCGGTCCAACTCACGACGGAACAGGTCGTTGATCTCGACCGTGTCGATCGCGACATCGAACTTCTGATCGAGGTTGCCCTCGCTGCCGGCCAGCGTGATATCGAGGTTGACAGGCAGGACCTCGACCACGCCGTCCTCCGTGGTGATCTCGCCGGCGTAGGGCTCCCGCCAGAGGCGCCAGACTTTCGACATGGCGCTGTGGCTGAGCTCAATGGTCTGGATCGCGTGCGTGTGCTGCGGAGCGGACGAGAGCCAGATCCGCAGTCGGGTTTCGAGGTCCTGCATCAGTCAAAGTCCAGAACGTTGGTGTCGACGTTGGCAAAGATGGCCAGGCGGCTCAGCAGCTGTATGAGATCGTCGCCTTCCATGTTCCACAGGTCGATGTACGCTTGCGCCTCGCTGGCCGAGAGGTCGTACACGCGGCTCTCAGCCTCGACAGCAAACCGAACCAGGGTGACGCTTCCGCCCACACGCTCGGCGCTATAGGTGCCCGGCATGATGTTGCAGGCGTGCACTTGAAGCCCGAACCCGCTGTCGATCTCCATGTCGAAGGTGATCGCGCCCTTCTTGATGATGTGGTGGAAGAAGACCGTCCAGACCGAGTACCGCTGCGCCGTCATGCCGATCGACACGTTGTAGCGCTGCGTGCCGCGGTCGTAGTCCAGGCCGTACCGGGGACGGCCGCCGCCGACCTCGGTGCGCTTGACGCCGCCGGGCCCGTCGGTACCGAAGCCCGAGGTGACGATCTTGAATCCCTTGGGGATGCTTGGATTTGGCATCAGGAGCGCCTCCGCTCGGACCTGTAGTTTCGACGGAAGCCCTTGCTCACCACACTGTTCGGATCGTCGAAAGCCGCGGCAACCTCCCTCAAGGTCAGTTGCTGCCGGCCATCGGGCATCTGCTGGACCTGCGCGTTATCGATACGGCCGGTCGTCTGGTTGACGATGACCATCCCGCCAAGGCCGCCGGCGCTCTGGCCCTTGGTGTGGTCCACCACGGTCTCCCGTGGATGCATCATGGCCATGAAGCCGCCCTTGCCATCGAGGCCGCCGGAGCGCGGGCCGCTGCCCGTGTAGCCACCGCCATCGAACTTGAACATGCCGGCGACGCTCGAGAAGATGCTGCCCCAGTTGAAGCCTCCACCGCCGCCGGTGCCGAATGCGTTGTTCGAGCTCAGCAGCCGATCCAGGGAACTGCCCCCGCCCAACAGGCCGGCAAGGTAGCTGGCCGCCGGCCCGGTGACACCTTGCCGGATGGCAGCACGCGCCAGGTCGGCAGCGATCGAGTCCATCAGCCCCTTGACGCCCTTCTTGCCCTTTGTGACCAAGGACGTGAGCGCGTCTTCTGCACCACCGAACGCTCGCGTCGCCGCCTGTCCAGCGTTCTTGAAGCTGTTCGCGGCGTCGTCTCCGTAGTTTGCAAAGGCTTCACTGGCCCCGAGCTTCCAGTCGGATTGCTTTTCCTTGATCGCGGCGTAGTAGTCGCCATTCGCGGCCAGGGCGCCCTGCAGCGCGATGCGAATGTCCTCGGTGGCTTTCTTGTACGCGTCGGACTCGAGCGTCTTGTTGCGAGCCGCCTCCTCGGTGAAGGTGCGCAGCGTGCGGGAGTACTGCCGCTCGATCTGCTCGCGCGATCGCTGCTGCTCGGCGGCTTCGCTGCCCAGGCCCATCACACTCAGGCGATCGTTGTACTGCTCGCCCTGCTGCGATGCCATGTCCGCCAGCGAGCGACGCACGCCATCGGCGGCGTTCTCCGTCGCCTTGAGCGCCTCGGACCGGCGCTTCGAGTCGTCCAGGAGGATCTTCTGAAACCCGATCTCGCGCTCGGTCGCCGCGTTGATCTCCAGCTGGGCGCGGATCTTGTCCTGGCTCGCTACGAGGCTCTTCTGCTCGGCAGTCAGTAGCGTCTTGCCCTTGAGGTCGGCGATCAGCTGGGCGAACTTCGCCTGCTCGCGCTCGGCGTCGGTCATCTTGCCGGTGCTGCTCAGTTGATCCTGCAGCGCGGCGCCCTGCTGCCGCAACGTCTCCAGCATCTTGGTGCCGGCGTCGTCTCGAAACGCCTTCGCGGCGGGGCCCTTCGGGTCCTTGTGCTTCTCGTCGATCGCGGCGAGCCCTGCAGCCAGCTTCTCGGCCGACAGGCCGGTCAGCTTCGCATCGCGCTCGAAGCTCTGGCGTTCGTCCTTGCGGACCTGCGCCTGCGAGCGGTTCGACTTGAGCAGTGCCTGCACGCGCTGGTCGGCGGCGATCTTCGACGCGTTGTCGGTTGCGCGCTGCCCCTCCGCGAAGGCAGCGTTCTGCTCGTTGAGCACGCGCCTGCTGGCCTCGGCAATGTCGCTCTGATTCTTTGCGATCGCAGCGGCTGAGCCGCCATTCGTCTTCAAGAAATCCGCGATGCGCTTGGCTTCCTTCAGATCGCTGTCCGGCGTGCGGGCAACGCCAATGCTGCCAACGCCGTTCGCCAGGGTCTGCCACATGCCGGTGGCCACGCCCGCAACACCCGACAGGATGCGCGACAGCGTGCCGGCCTGCGCACCCACCGACTGCATGCGGCTGATGGATTCGCGGGCGAGCGCCTCTTGCGCCACGCCTGCGGCCTGTTCCTTCAGGCCCTGCTCCTCCAGGGAGCGGATGCGCTGGAAGGTCGCCAGGTCAAGGAAGTGCAGGCTCTCATTGAGCTTGGCCGCGGCCTTCGTGGGCTCGTCCGACAGGCTGATGAAGGTGTCGACAGCCTTGCTGACCGATTCGCCCGTCAGCTTCGAGAACGCTGCGACGCCCGTGGCCACGGTGCCGAGCACATCGCCGGTGACCTTGCCGCTGCGAGCCAGCTCGTTCACGGCATCGGTGGCCAGGCTCTGCGACTTGACAACGCCGCCGGCGCTGCGTGCCAGCTCGTCCAGTTGTCCCACCGAGGCGCCAGCATAGTTGCCCGAGATGATGAGCGACTTGGAGAACTCGGTTTGGCGCTGCGTGACCTGGTAGTAGGCCAGGCCGAGCACGGCGGCCGCGGCCGCCGCCAGAGTGAAGGGGTTGATCAACCCGGTGATGTAGGTGCCCAGCGCGCGCGCTGCGGGCCCGACGCCACCAAACATGTCCTTGAGCTGGCCGCCCTGTTGAAGCAAGACGGTCAGCGGCGCTTGGCCGCCCTGCAGGCTCGTAACGATGTCGGTGAACTGCGCCGGCACACCGCGCATGGCGGCAGCCGTGGCGCGTGCGGACATGCCGACGTCCTGCATGACGGGCGACGTCGCCCGCAGCGCATCTTCAGCAGCCTTCTGCTTGGCCTTCACCGCGTCGAGCTGATCCAGGTACGGCTTCAGCGCCGTCACGTCGACGCCACGCTGGCCCGCCAGGACGCGATAGAAATCGGAGCTCGACTTGGCGCCGGCTTCGGTGACAGCGATCTGCCGCTGGATGGAGCTGACGATGTTGCGGGTTGCGACGTCGACCTTCTTGGCCGACTCCTTGCCGCCTTCGCCGATCTGCTGGATCCCCTTGGACGCTTCGGCGCCGGACGATGCTGCGGCGGCGGCCATCGATGCGATGGACTTCTTGCCTTCGGCGACGCCGGCTTTGACACCGGAAACGTCGGCATCGATCACCAGCTGGTCTCTACCGACGGTGGCCATTTCAACGCTCCCAAAAAATGAAGCCCGCGACTCGGCGGGCGGTGCGGAGCGCTACGGCTCCTCGGGTTCTTCTGTTTCCTGCAGTTGCCTGCGGGTCTCCAAGGCTTCGGACTCGAGGACCTGTATGTCATCGAGCAACGCGTCCCACGCGGCGGCGGAGAGCTGCATCCGATCCATCAGGGGGTACACCGCGGCATAGTCCAGACCGATGAGGTCGCCCATGCCGCCGACGCGCCACTGAGTCCCTACACGGCAGAACAATGCGATGGCCTGCTCGGTGTCGGGCCAGTACTCCACGGGGTCCGCCGCGAAGTCTTCTGCTGTCATGCCCCATCGCGCCAGCTCTGATGAGTTGGGCGGCACCGTGTAAAGCGCCCTGGAGACCGCCTTCAGTTTTTTACGCGGCCTTCAGTGATTGCCACCCGGTAGTCGTCGGTGATCGCAGCGATCGCGGCAGGAACCTCGTTCGCGAGAAGGCGGATGCTGACGCGGTCCAATGCGTCTTCAAAGTCCCAGCCCAGCAGCGCGCCCTCGATATGCTCGACGTCTCGGTCGATACCCTCTTTGGCTGCCGCCTTGATCTCAGCGCCGGCGGCCACTGCCCCCTCGCTCTTCTTCGCGCTAAAGAGTTCATCCATGAACTCCGCGTACTCCTCACGCGTGCGATAGCGAAATTTCACCTTGATCTCGTCCTCGCGGCCGTCCAGCCCGATGAACTTGACAGTGTGGTCGAACGATTCGGGCGGTCTGCCCAGTTTGGTTTTCGGCATGGTTGTCGGTTGAAGTGTGGAGAAGGAACGCCCAGGGCGGCCGCCCCGGGGCGCGCAGATCACGCTGTGTAGCGCGTGATATCTGCGTTGATCGAAAGCGTCATGGTCACGGCCATGCCTTCGTTCTTCGTCAGCGTGGGAACCTTGTTGAAGCTCACGGTCCCGGCGTACAGCAGGATCTGGCCCTTGGGGAGCGTGATGCGCACGATGCGGGTATCGCCCAGGCGATCGGCCTGATCGAGAGCCGCGAACCACGGCTTGCTATCGTCGTCTGCGAGCGTGAAGGTCGCAGTCTGAGCGTTACGCTCGGTCGGCAGCTGCTTCGTACGACGCGAGTCGAGCGGCGAGTAGCCCCAGTACTGTTGCTCGCCGCCCGAGAAGGCCGTGCCGATGATCTGATCGATGGCGACCCAGGTCGTCACCTCTTTCGCGTTGCCGATACCGAGCGCGACCGGGAAGCGGATCAGGTCGCTCGTGTCGATGCCTTCGAGATTGAAGGCGTCGGCAACGGAACCGTCGACGCGTACCGCACGCCCCTCGAGCTCCTCCCACCCGGACTCGAGAAGAAGGATCTTCCCGTCCGCGAAGCCGTGGCCCACCGACGAGGCGACGGCAGGGTTCGCATTGGAAATCGCGGTCAATTCCTTGACCGCGCCGAAGACAGACGAGAACGCCACTTTGGCGCCGTTGGGCAGTTGAACCATGATGAAGGCCTTTCAGAAACAAGAAAGCCCGCAAGCGCGGGCGGTGGATAAATCGCCCTCATCGGGCAAGGAATGCCGCGCAGCAGGGCCACGCGGCGGGACTCGCTCTAGCGAGGGCTCCAGATCGAGAAGTCCTGGCGACTGCCGTACAGGCCGGTCTCTTCGTCGTGGTCGTCGATCGGCGAGCCGATCGGCTCGACCTGGAAGTCCTCGGCAGACATGAGCAGGTTCTCGAGCTGCAGGCCGAGCGCCTCGACCTGCAGCGCGCGCTCCGCCCAGATCGCTATCTGGACACGCTCGTTCTTCACCGACGGCAACTCGGTTCCCAGGAAGCTGATCGAGCGGCCGCCGACACGTTGATAGGCCGCATAGGGCCTCTCCGCGTCAGCAGGCGCGGCCACCGGGTATGCGGCAATCCCGAGCGACTCCAGACGCTCAGCGACCCATTCGAAGACGGTCATGAGCCTCCCTTCGCCAGACTGGCATAGCTCTCACTGAATTTCACGCGGCCGGCATCGAGCGCGCGATCGATGGAAGCCTCGTAGGCGGGCCGCAGGAACGGCTGGGCCGGCGCTCGACTCGTTCCGTTCTCCACCCAGTGCCCGTACGGCGCCTTCTTGCGGTTCCAGCTCACGTGATAGGTCGCGTGGTCCTGCGTGCTGTTGTCCGCGCTGTAAGCCTGGTAGATCGCCCGCCTCAACGAGCCGGGTTCGAACCAGTACTTCTGCCCCGTCGTCTTGAAAGAGGTGCCATGGAACCAGTGCCCTTTCGGCGACGCCGGGACGCGCACCAGCACCTCCTGGTAGACGACCTGAGTCGCCGCCTGTGCCGCCGGCCGCACCGAGGCTCGCGCTCGCTCGAGGATGTCATCCAAGGCCGCATCGCAATTGGACGTGTCGAAGCGCATCGAGATCTCACGCACGCCGGGCTCCGGTCTGGCACACGAGATCGAGGTAGCGGCGGCCGGTGGGATCCTTCAGCACCGCGCGGATGTCGTAGGTCTCGCCGTCATGCTCAACCCACATGCCGGCGACGATGCCATCCAGGTAGCGAATGCGAATCGAGGCCTTCACGATGGAAAGCTCGGCATCGCTCTTGATCGTCTCGAGGCCGTTCGGATGTCTCACGTCCGCCCAAACCGTGGCGACCTCCACACTCCCGGTCTGCGGCTGCCCCGCCGTGTCCCGGCCGATCGGTCGCTTGATGTTGACCAGGTGCCGCAGCTTGCCGATCGCCGTCATATCGACACCCGCCGGCGCTCGAGCGCAATCAGGTTCTCGACCGCCCGGTTCTCGTGCAGCGCGATCTCAACCTGCGCCTGCTGGTTCTCGATGAGGTCGCCGATGAGCAGCAGCATGGCGGACTTGATAGTCCCGGGAATGCTCGCCGCCGTCCATCCGCACGTGATCACGATCTCGACAGGGGCAACCGCCGGTGCACTTATCGTTCGGTCGCGCTTGGTGTACGCAACAGGTCCGGTCGCATCGGTCACGCTCACCACGGACGTGATGTCGTATGGCAGTTGCGCGCAACCGGTCCACTCGTCGAAGGTGTACTTCAACGTTTGCAGGCCGACCGCTACGGCCAGCTCCTTCTGCATCCATGCGCGCGCCGTCTCGATCGCGTCGGTGACCTCCGGGTCGCGCGCCGACCCGGACAGCTTGCAATGCAGCTTGGCGCGGGCCAGATCGATGATCTGCTCGGCAGGTGTGACGATGATGGGTGTCATGGTGGTGGTCTGTGCTTATGGAAGCGGACGGGAGATCCGCTTTCAAAAGGGCTCGCATGGGCGAGCCGCGGGAAATCAGGCCTTGTTCTGGGGCAGCGTCTGCGCGTAGCTGACGGCCGCCTTGTCGCTGTCTGCGACGCCGTCGCGTTCGAGCGTCTTGACCTCGCCGGCGTCAACTTCGACGACGTCGTTGGCATTGCCGAGCGCGCTGTCCATCAGCAGCCGTACCTTCGTTTTCTTGCCGCTCTTGGCCTGCTTGCTGCCTTCGGGAGGCGCAGCGTCGTCTAGGCGCGCATCGCCGGTCGTGACCATCTTGTCGGCGATGTCGTCGGGAACTTCAAACTTGGTGCCCTCGTCGATGGCTACTTGGCCTTCGCCGTACTTGCCGGCGGCGATGGCCAGCAGCGCAATGAGTGTCTTCATGGGGATCTCCTGAAACGGGAAATGGAAAAAGGAAAGACCGTGCAGACGTCTGCACGGCCCGCAAGCATCAGCGGCGGCGCGTCGATCAGGTCGCAGAATGCTGGTAGGTCTTCACCCCGCCCAGGTCCAGCAGGTTCCCGCCCGATCGGCAGAAGGCCAGGAAGCCAACCTGTCCCTTCTTCGCGTAGGCGCTGTCGTCGAAGCGGTAGAAGGTCACTTCCATCGCATCGCGCACCTTGTAGTTGCGCATCGAGCCGAACGCGATCGACTTCGCATTGGCTGCCGGCGCCGGCATGTAGTTGTTGATGCCAACGGGATAACCGAGCAGTTCGTCCGAGCCCATGCCAGAGATCCCGGCGTCGTAGCTGGGCGTCCAGATCGGACGGCCTGCCGTGTCCTTCATCTTGCGGGCCACCTTGCGGATCGCCTGAGAGAACATCCACCCTGGCCGCACGTCCGCCGCACCGTCGTCGCCCGGCTCGGGTTCAAGGTAGGCCACATCGAGCGAATCGACGAGATCCACGAAATCGTCGTAGGTCACGGTGGTGACCTGGCCGGTGGCGCCGATCTTGCCGACCGTGGCGGCCGTCACCAGGCCGGTCGGCTCGCCGGTACCGGTGCCGACGGTGAACAGGCGATTCTGAATTCGCCCAATGCGGCTGCGCATACGGCGATTGACCAGGCCGACGATGTCAATGCCGGAATCCTGCAGAAGCTCGATCGGGACAGTGATGACCTTCGAACTGAACTTGTAGACGTTCAGCGCGCGGGTGCCGAAGGCAATGTCTTGATCGTTCGCCGAAGCGTTCTGCGCCACGATCTCGCCCTCTTCCGCCGTACCGTCGGTCGTAGGCCAGCTCATGTCCACACCGTTTTCGGTCTGGATGGTTTCTGCCGCGCGGCGCATGGTGCCGTAGCTCTTGAGCGACTCGATCAGCGTCTTGGCCACGATCGGCTGGACGGTGTAGCCGCCCTCGGAGCCGGTCGTGGTGCTCATGGCGTTGCGCACCTTCTGGGCGTCCTCGGCCGACATCTCGCGATCCTTCTTACGCAGGAATATCTCGAAGCCCTCGACCTTCTCGTCGCGCGGGCCCTTCTTTTTCTCGACGTCCTTGAAATTGTTCTCGGCCTCGTTGTCGAGCATGCGCTGGTGCGCCTCGACCTGGCGCTGCGTGCGTTCGGCATCGTCCATCAGGACGTCGAACTTGGTCTGGTCTTCCTTCGACCAGGTCTGGTCGCCCTTGTCAGCCAGCAGTTTCTTGCCTTCCTTGTTCAGAGCGGAGAGACGCTCCCGGAGTGCTTGGATGCTCATGGAAATTCCTTTCGAGTGTGGATGAGCTGTCAAAAAAAAGCCGCCTCGAAAGGCGGCCGGTCGCTGCGCGAGAGCGTCAGGCGATCTGGAAGACTCGCAGCCGGCGCTCGTTGTGAGCGCGCTGGACTGCGTAGTCGGGTTCGGGGGTCGGGTCAGCCGGCGGGGCCGGGGGCGCGATGAGTGCCTTCGGCGCCTTTTCGTACGCCGAGAGGTTCCATCGACGGCCGCTTGCGTCTTCGACAGGCGCCTTGTCCGGCTCGGCAGCGAGTCGGTTCACGAAACCGTGCTCGATCGCCTCGGAAGCATCGAACCAGGTCTCGTCGTCCATCCACTGGACCAACTGCGCGACGTCCAGGCCGGTACGCTTCGCGTAGTCCGCGACGATCGCTCCGTCGACCTTGTCGAGCAGATCGGCGGACTTGCGCATCTCGTGCTTGTTGCCCCAGGTGATCGTCCAGCCGTTGTGGATCATGTAGAAGCCGCCCTCGACGATCTCGATCTCGTCGCAGGCATCGACAATCGTCGTCGCAGCGCTGGCTGCCAAGCCGTCGATGTGGCCGACCGTCTTGCCCTTGAACTGCTTGATCGCCGTACGGATCGCGCGCCCTTCAAACACGTCGCCGCCAGGGCTGTTGAACCGCACGTGCAGCGTGATCGAAGGATCGAGCGCAGCAATCTGAGGCGCAACCTGGGCGGCAGCCACGCCCCACCAGGCATCGATCACGTCATAGATGTAGATCGTGGCGGCGTTTTCTTCCTCGTTGCGAACGAGGTTCAGCGGCTTGCGCTCGGTCGCGCTGTTGTCACGCAGCAGTTGCAGAAGCTTTTGGTTCCTCATCGGACTCTTCCTTGGGTTGAGATGCCGTTTTCTCCGGCGGGAAATAGACCTCGTCGCAGCGACCGCCCTTCGGTGGGAGGTTCTTCTTCCTGCGGATCTCGTCGACCGACATGTAGCCAGGTCCTTGGCCCGGGCCGCCGAGCGCAGCTCTGAAGAGCTTCGACTGGCCTTCGCTGTTGCTCTCCAGCAGCGCGTCGCGGTTGAATTCGACGTACAGGCCGGCTCGCCGAAAGAACTTGCGGTTGAGCTCCTGCTCGATCCTGTTCAGGTGAGGGTTCAGCGTGAAGATGACGAAGGCCTTTCCCTGCTCTTCCATGCCGCTGCCCCAGCTGGTTGCGGCAGAGGTTTCTCCGATCAGATGGGGCGGCACGCCGAACGCTCTCGCGATGTCCACGACCTGGAACTTCCGGGCTTCCAGCAGTTGGGAGTCCTGTGCATCGATGCTGAGCGTGTTGGCCTTGATGCCTTCGGTCAGGATCAGCGGCTTCTCGTGCGCGTTGTGCACGCCGCTGTATTTCTCGGCGAACGACGTCTGCAGGTCCTTGATCAGCGGCTCGCTCATCTTGTTCGGCGACTCCAGCACGATCGAAGGATGAGCGCCGCCGGCGAAGAACTTGCCGCTGTACTCGTCCATCGCCATGGCCGCTCCAGCCGCGTTGCGTGCCGCGTGCTGGATGACGCTCTTGCCGCGCAAGCCGTCGAAGCCGAAGCCGGGGAAATGCAGCATGTCGTCCTGGTCCGCGCCCCAGGTTCGCAGGCCGTCCTGCAGGTAGTACTTCAGCCGATCTACCCCGTTGCGTTCGGCCGCCTGGTCTCGCTCGACCACCACGCTGGACCAAGGCAGCGGCACCAGCTCGCGGATCTGGCCGCTGCGGCTGCGCCCGATGAATGTGAACGAGTCGCCGCGTAGCTGCGTATTCGCGCCGACGCCCTCCCAGTGGGAAGCCGCCATGTAGCGGTCCGTCGGCTGCTCGTTCAGCAGAAACCACAGATCAGAGTCCTCGACCCGCTCGGTGATCCCGCTCGTACGACGGTAGATATGGAGCGGCAGCGAGGCGATCGCACCTGAAATCAGCGTCACCGCACGATAGACGGCGGACACGCGCATCGCGCTTTCGGGCGTGACGCTCATGCCTGCCGCCGATCTGCCCGCACCAAAGAACTCGGTGATCTTCGGATCCGAGCTCATGATCAGCGTGCTGTCGGAGGTATGGTTGCTCACCAGTCCCATGCGCGCTGGCGCGCCAGGTCGCGCTGCTGCCCACTCAGCGAGCACGCGCGATCCGTGCGCTTTGGCCTCGAGGTCAAGCGTGGTTGTCATAGCGATACAAATCCTTGTTGAACTTCGTCGCTGACTTCCATGCCCAGCGCCCGACCGAATGCCATCAGCGCAGCCAGGGCGCCGTCGATCTTGTCGTCTTCGCGGTCCTTGGTCGGGCTGAGCAGCTCGTTGAACTTGCTCTTCTTCACGACCAGGTTGCTGATCATCCAGGTGAGCACCGGGTTGCCGTCGTGCCGGATCTTCCCGGCCAGCACGAGGTTCTCCAGCTGCAGCAGGACCTGCGTGAAGTACATCGCCTTCTGCTGGATCTCGACCAGCGGCAAGCCTTCATCGAGCAGCTTGCGGGCGAAGTACATCGACAGCGCCGGGTCGAACGCGACCTCCTCGAGCTGATGCAGCTTCGCGTCGGCGCGCAGGTCGTCGGCGATGACATCGAAGTCGGTGAGGTTGCCCTCGTTGACCTTGACGTAGCCTTCCTCGACCCATCCGAGCAGCTGCGCATTCGAGCTCTCCTGCACCGCATATTCGTTGTGGTACAGGGTGACGAACAGGTAGTACAAGCCTGCCCGCTCGAACACCTTGGCCTTTGCCGCGAAGTCTTTCTTCTCTGCCAGGTCCAACCCGCCGTATCCCACCTCGCCCTTGAAGTCCTCCTCGCGGATGCTGGTGTCTTTGCACTGGGCCCAGTACTCCATGTCCATCCAAGCCACGCCGGCATTGGTCCACACGTTCAAGTGCTTCGTGAGGAAGTTGCCGCGCGCACTCGGCGTCGCCTGCGCCTTGCTGCAGGCCGCCATCAGCTTGTCGACCTTCACGCTGATGCCGAGGTTCGGGTTGGCCTTGCGCCAGACCTTCGGGTCCTTCCAGTCGTCGCCTTCGTCGATCGTGAAGATGATGCCGAACCATGTCTCGTCGGTGTGCGTGCCCTCCAGGACCTTGATGGTGTAGCCGCGCAGCTCGTAACAGATGCCCGACATGTCCTTGCCGGCCGTCGTGATCGCGCTGATCATCGGCTGCGATCGGGAGCCATCGGCCGACTCGATCACGTCCCACAGGTCGCGCTTCTTGTGTGCGTGCACCTCGTCGACCGCGGCCGAGTGGACGTTCAGTCCGTCCTGCGTCGACGCTTCGGCGTTGAGCACCTTGAACGTGCTCGCGTTGTGCGCAGCAGTGATGTCGTGGCGGCCTACCGTGACACCGAAGCGTTGCCGGAACTCGGAGTCGCGCAGCACCATTTCCCGGGCGGTGTCGAACACCTCGCGGGCCTGCTCTCCGGTCGTGGCTGCGCTGTATGACTGGGCGCCTGGCTCATGGTCCGCGAAGCACAGGTACAGCTGCCGGCCCGCAACGCGCGTGCTCTTCGCGTTCTTCCGGGCGATCTCTTCGTAGCTGCGCCGGAAACGTCGAAGGCCTGTGTCCATGTGGACCCAGGCGAACAGGTTGTACTCGATGAAGACCTGCCAGTCCTCCAGCCTGATCTTCGCGTAGGTGATCCGGCCGTCGACGTAGATCGGCTTGGCCCACTCGCCCTTGATGTGGCTGAGCAGCTCGATGAACTGACACTCGCGAGAGCCGGCGCGGTCATTGACGATGAACGGGAAGTCGGGCGTGCCCTGGCGTTCGAGATCTCGCAGATATCGCTTGCACGCGAGCCGCTCGAACTTGCCCGCGATCTCCCGCCCGTCGACCACCCGCTGTGCATACGCCAGCGCGCGTTCCGCGTAGGTGGCCATCAGTCGAAGTCAGCGAAGCCGGTCGGGACTGCGTTCGGGTCCTTGGCCTTGGTGGGCTCGGCGCCGCCGCCTTCGAAGAGCTGCAGCTGGGCGCGGATCGCGGTCGTGACGTTCGCCTGCTCGGCCGGTGTCAGCCCGAACTTGGCGAGCAGCGAATACATCATCTGCCGTTCGCTCTTCAGGATCTGGTAACGCGGGTGCTGCACAGGCATGCCGCCAGGGGTGGTCGCTTCGAAAGCCTCTGCAGGATCCTTGCCCTGCTCGCGCAGCAGCTTCTGGCGCGCACGCAGGGAGTGCCGCAGCTCCTTCACGTCGGAGATCGTCTCGCACAGGTCCTCGAAGATGTCGCTGTACACGACCGACATGAGGTTGTAGCGCAGCAACTCCGGCCCGAGGCGCTTGAACACCTTGCGCGCACCAGGACTCAGGTCCTTGGGCATCGAGGGCATGCCGACCTCGGGGCGGAAGGTCGCGCCGAGGTCAATCGGGCGGTGGCCGCGATTGCCCTCGAGGACCTTCAGCTCCGCCGGCTTCGGTGCTGGACCTCGCTTCATGATTCGTAGACCTCGGATGGATGACCGCCTGCAGGCCAGGAGGTGGAGACCCCCCACCCCCTTTATCCTGCGTGCGTAAAAATTTGGGGAACCGATCGGTTTCCGCCTGGCGACCCCAGGGTTTTGACCACCCCCCCATGCTCGGCATGGGCCAGGGATGCCCCTGCGCGGTCACTGCAAGGCCCACAGCGCGCTCCCGGCTGCGGGCCAGGCAATGGGCACGCTCGCTCAACGGCCTCGTGTGCGGCCTCTCAGGCGTTCGGCCAGCGACTTCTCTTCGTGGTGCTCATCGCACAGGCCTTGTGTGTTGGCCGGGTTCTCCTCGCCGCCTTCTTCGAGCGAGACGATGTGGTCGCGCTGCGTCGCCAGTGCAACCAGGCCGAGCTCCTGGCAGCGCACGCACAAGGGGTTCTGTCGGAACAGCTCCTCTCGCATGCGCTGCAGCCGTCGACCTGTGATGCGCTTGGTCGCTGCCTTCTTCGGCTTGGTCCAGACAGGACGCGGATGCTTCTCGCATCTGCCTGTGCCGTCACGAACCAGCACATGACAGCCAGGATGCGAACACGGTCGCGGCGCGGCGTTGGGCACATGAACTCCATTAAGGGTGCCGGGATCCCACCGGCGCGCCGACTCTCCGTCGACTCTGCTGCAGCCACGTCATGCATCGACAGGGCTCCACATGGGTGCTGCAACTTCACGTTGAGATCGGAGAGGATTGCCCTGCTCGACTTCCGCCCTCTAAGCGATCAACAAAAAACCCGCCGTCGTTGCCGAGGGCGGGTGTATATGTGTGACGCGACGGCCTAGGTTCTTCGGCTCTCGATCAGCGCACGTTGCGCCAGGTTCTCTTCGCGTAGCTTGTCGGCACGAGCCTGCGCCAGTTGTTTGCGCCGCGCCTTCTCTGCATCGCCCATCGGTACGCTCGACACCTTGGCTCTCGCGAACGTTTTCGCCAATTCAAGCTTTGGAGAGAAACCCTGATAGGCCATCTGTTGAATCCATTTTTCACCGACTGACTGAAATCTAACAAAATTGTCTATGTCGTAAAACCCCCGCGTCAATGCGGCCCGAGCTAGTACGATGGATCTGCCGAAAAGATCGCGTTAGCCAAGGCCGCCATTCCTAGTTCCGTAAGGGGGCCTTGCGGCGTCTCGATCAAGCCCACTTCGACGAGATAATCGCGCGTACGCGGAGACAGCATTCGGAGCCCGTGGACTCTGAAGAATCCCTGCAAATCTGTCGAGGTGAACGTTCCTTTATTGACTTCACTGTCCATATTGCGAATCTTTTGCGCGAAGGACTTTAGGAGCGATCGCGCCCGATCGGGAACACGCATCGTTTGCTCCTTTCCCTCGGCTGCGGCTGCTGCCCTCAACCGCCCTAACTCCTCCTGTGCAGCCGCCAACTCCCCATTGGTCCGTCGCAGCTTCGCCAGCAACTCGTCTTTGTCGGGAGCGTTGGGCGTCGGCTCGGCCGCCAGGCTCTCGACGATCTCGCGCAATTCCGCTCTTTTTTCCTCGACAACAAGTTCCTCTTGCTTGACCAAAGCGCCCGCGCCGGTGAGCCGCCCAATTTCGTTTCGAAAATGAGAGTACCCCTCATCCAGATGCCTAAGCCGCTCACCGAAGCCCGCTTCAATTCGGCCAAGCACGACCGACATGTCGCGAGTGAAGCGGTAAGAGTTGTCGTAGAACTTGCTACTCGCCTCATCAGCTTTGAAGTAAAACATGACAGAAAGCCACACCGAGAACAGCGCCAAGATCATTGCCAGCAGATCGGTGAACGAGAACTCGGAAAAGTTGATGTTGAAGTCCGCGCGCGCGACCTTCCAAGCACACACCAGAAGCCCCAAAACTATCGCAAAGTCGCGAATATTTCGCCAGTTCAAGAGAGTCTTTCCCGACTCCTTTTGGGGTGCCACAGCCCCCTCGTCTTTACCCCGCTCGTCCATGGCTCGCTCCTTGTGTAGTTGAGCTGTTTATACCCTGCCGCTGCAATCTCACGGGACGAAGCGCTCACGGATTCCGTCACGCACCGCCTGCTGCTTCTCGGCGCGCTCGGTGAACCAAGTGGCGAGCAGCCGGTCTGCCACATCGAGCAGCGCGTACACATTGGACCGGTCGCACTCGAGGCGCCGACACGTGCCGCTGACGCCGAGCCCGAACGGGTACATGCAATACAACACACCGTAGACATGCGGCCTCGACAGTTTGAGCGCCTCGATGCCCTCGTGCGTCACCGAGGCTTCGATCTCATCAAGCGGGATCTTCGCCTCGCGGTCTGTGCCTGGCGCATCGTTGAGAAACGAGGACTGAGAGGAGAAGCCCAGGCCGTTGCCCGTCATCTGGCAGCGCCATCGTGCCCAGTTGTCCAGCCGCGCCTTCACCCATTCAATGCGTGCCATCGGTCCCCTTCGGCTCGGGCCACATGCACACGAAGGTCATGCCGTAGCGCTCGACTAGACGGGCGACGTCAGTCGGCACTGCCGCGTCCCAGGGTGTCCCGGCCTTGTGGTCTCGTTCGCAAGCGAAGAAGCAGTTCGGCTCGCCGCGAATGCCGCGCCGAACCAGTGCGTACGCTTCCTTGCCGACCACAGCGGCCTTTTCCTGGATGGCCTGGTAGGTCCTAGGCATGCGGTCCTTGATGAATCCGAGCCGGGCGTTCACTTCGGCGACGGTCATCGCCTGATCTGAAGTCATGGTGTCCATGTGTCCAAACCTTCCTATAGAAGAAATACGTGAGATCGAGGGGCTGTGCGCGCGCGAGTGCACACGTCTGCACGCCTCTGTGTACGGGCGCCCGCTTTGCAAATGGCGCGGTGGACAATGCAGCGGCTGCAACCCCCCAAACCGGAGGAAGAAGCAAGCCGCTAGAGCTCCATGGGAACTCCTGGCCACCGTGGACACGTGGACACTCAGGTCATAGGCGCGTGCGTCGACTTCCCCGCTACCGCACCGCAGTGGGGGCGCTTGCCACCCAGCCCTTCGGGCACACCGCTGCCAATCTTGCGTCTGGCGGTGTCTGCGATACGGCGCGTTTGTTGCGCCGTGACCTGTTGGTCAGAACGGCGCATCGTCGGCGTCTCCATAGTCGTTGGCCGGCAGCTTGGGCGCCGGCGCGGATGTGGGCACGGTGGCCCCCTCTTCGGGTTCGTAGGGCGGCCAATCCTTGGGCCGCTCATATCCCCACGCACGGACACCGTTCTGCTGCTTCTTGCAGCGCTCCCAACCTTCGTGCTCCATCCAGCTGCGGATCTGCCCCTCGAGCGATGCGTTGCTCTTCGCCGCATCGACGCCAAGGGCCGAGGTGAGCTGTGAGATCGTGACGAATGGTGTGAGCTCGTTGACGATCGCACCGATGCCCGTCGCCATCGGCGGCCTGGTCAAGACGTGCAGCAGTTCACTGAGCACGGCGGTCTCGACAAGACGGCTCTCCTGCATCGGGAAGAACAGGCGCTCCTCGACGTCGATCGTGGGAGTGAAAGGCTCAGCCTTCAGGTACAGAGCGAAGGCTTCGGAAAAGAGCTTGTCGCGGTTCCGCAGCAGCCATTCGATATCGATCACGTGCCGGACGGGCACAGGCCAGAACCGCCGATTCCCGGTGCGGTCCCGCAGGTAGGTACGTTCATTCGTCGTGCCGGCCAGCACGCACTGGCGGGCATACGCTTCGACCACGCGGCCGTAGCTTGGCCGGTATCGGTCGACCTTCGCCGAGATGAAGGCCTTGATGATGTTGATCTCGGACTTGCCGAAGTTCGCCAGCTCGGCGATCTCGTAGAGCCAGAGGCCCTGCACCTGTTCCTGGCCTTCCTTTCCGCGGCTTACGTCGAAGTGCGTGTCGCTGAAGTAGGCCGAGCTGGCGAGCGTCTCGACCATGGTCGACTTGCGCATGCCTCCCGGGCCTTCGAGCACTGGGCAATAGTCGAACTTGCAGCCCGGCTCCATGATGCGATTGACCATGCCGAGCAGCCAGAAGCGGCCGACCAAGCAGAGGTATTCGAAGACTTCGGGCTTGATCGTCTTCGGCGTCTCGCCGATCACGTAGACGAGCCACTTGTCGATCAACGGCTTGGCATCCGGGTCGGGCTCGGGCAAGCCGGTCAGATACTCCTGCACCGGATGGAACGGATTCTCGTGCGCGACCGTCTCGATGGCTTCCATCAATGCCGCGCGGTTGATGCTTGGCAGGCCGTAGGTCTTGCTGAGATAGCGGCCGAGCAGAAGATCGACGGCGCCGGTGATCGGCCCCGCCTTCGCATGCGGCCACGGCCACGGTCGACGTGCATCGATGTTGTTGCTCAGCTGGTTGAGTCCGAGGACCCCCATGAGCGCCTCGTCATTCAAGAGGGCCGCGATCACCAGCTTGCGCGAAACCAGCCACCTGCCCTTCTCGCCGTCCCAGTACGGCTTGAGCCACCAAGGCAGTTTCCCGCCTTCTCCGTCCTCAGCGTCAGCGGGACTTTCGCGCGCGCTTCCGTCAGATCCCCCACCGCGCCCGCCGGCGCCCGCGTCAGCAGACGGCGCGGCTGCGACCGGAGGCGCTGCGGGTGCCTGCAGCGGCTGAGCACGAGCGAAGAAGCTGACGACCTGGTCGAAGGTCCACCCGTCGACCTCGATCGCGTCGCGGCAGTCCCATCCGTCAGGCACCTCGCCCGGCGCAGGGATAGGCAGCATCGAGACGTTGCACGCATGGGTGTCACGCAGCAGAGCACCGATTGAAAGCATCGCCTCCATGCCCGGCTGCTTCTCCGGCTTGAGCAGCGGCTTGGCCGCCTGCGCGATCTGCAGGGCGATCTCGGGCGCGACGGTCGCCGCCTGAAGGCATTGCGCGGTTTCCAGCTTGGTCAGCTTCTCGCGCTTTGCGTCGCAATCGGGCCAGAGCAGCACGGTGCTACCCGCCAGCCATTCCCAACGCGCTTTCTTCCAGCCATTGCACCCACCGGGCCAGCTCACGACGCAATAGACACCCGGTGCACCGGCGTCAAGCAGCCTCTGCAGCACCTCGGCCTTGACCTCGCCTTCGACGACGATGACCGTTCGGTCGCTTGGATGCGCTCCGCCCGGATAGAAGAGTGGACGCTGCGGATCCCAACTGCGCCACTTCCACATCATTGAGTTGTCGCGCAGGCTGACGGACCAGGTGTAGGGGAGCGTGTCCTTGCCACCGTCCGACGTGCGAAAGCGCACCACATACCCGAGCAGCGCCCCGTCGATGCGGTACTCCGCCTTGTGGACGATGTCTTCGGGCTTACGGTGGTAGTGCCAAAAGGTAGGCGCTGGCGCGTCCGGCGGCGCGGGCAACCTCGTGGCCCATTGCTCCTTCTCTCGCTGCGCAGGTGCCGGCGGTGGAGGTGGGGGGCGCGGCGGCCGCGGAGCGCCGTCGCCTGGCCGCTTCACGATGCCGGCCAGTTCGTGCAGATCGTGGTCGTCGGCCAGTTGGATTGCCGCCTCGGCCATCGTGAGCGAATGAATCGCCGCGTAGAGACTGACCAGGTCGTTGCCCTTCTCCTGGTCGGAACTGGCGAAGTCGGCCCATTTACCTGTCGAGAGATTGATTGCGCAGCTGACCCCCTCTCCACCCGAGAGGGAGCCGCAGATGTACTCGTTTCCACGGACATAGCCGCCGCGGATCCAGTCCGGCACCAGGTCTCGTGCCTGCGCTAGAAGCGCATCGGCCAGAGCCCGGAAGTTGATCGGAGGAAGTGGTGCGCGAGGCATCAGACGATCGAAACCGACCAGGTCGCGAAAGCCTCGCGAAGCGGGCACTTCGTGCCGCTCACCTGCTGCAGCCGCTTGCGCGGGCAGTACTCGGCCACGGGCCTATTTCGGTAGTCGACCTTGCGATCGCGCACGGGGACTAAGATCCCGGCACGTCGCATGTTGTCGACGGTTCGACGTGCAGCGACGTATCCGACCTGCGCGTAGTGCGCCAGCTCGAGCAGGGTCGGCGAGCGCTCAGGGGTTGTCAGCGCCAGGGCTGCGTCGAACAGTGCCTGGCGGACTTCTCCTGCGGGTCTCACTGCGCCGCCTTGAAAGCTGCAACCGCCGCTTCGAATGCGGCCGACGCTGCCTCGACCCGTGTCAACGCCCTGTCTTTGCGGGCCTCGGGCGTCTCGACGAACTTCGATGCCAGATAGGCCATGACAGCGCCGATGTCCTTGGTCTCCTTGATGTAAGCCTCAAGGTCGTCGCAGTTGAAGCGCTGGGTGTCGCCCTCGTTCTGGTTGAGCTTGCGCGACAGCGTCGACGGGCTCAGATCCATCTTGCCGGCCAGGCTCGCCGCGTTGAGCCGCTGCTCTTGCACGCGGAATGCAATGTACGCGCGCAAGCTCGAAAACTGCTCGGGCAGTCCCGGGTCAAAGGTGACAGTCAGATTGGGGTGCGCAATAGATGACATTTCGAATTGCCATGTGTTGCCATGTCAAAAACAGGCAAAAAAAAAGAGACTGCAGTCATGCGATGCAATCTCAAAAAGAAAGACCCACGCCGCCCCGACCAACCCAACACCGTGCACCTTCCCGCGCACGGCGAAGGAGGAGGGAGAAAGGGAAATGCAGGTTCGCCGGGTTGTATGGCGACGTGGGAGAAAGGGTGCCCGCCCTCTTCCGCTGGACAATGGGATTTCCACACCACCACTGCCAACAAAAGGGGCGAACATGGAACCGATCAAGGTAGAACTGCGCGAAGTCAACGGCCAAAAGAAGGCTGTGTTCACGAACGTGATTCCGACGGCGGAGCAATACGACGAGATGATCGAAGCGCTAGGACGCACACGCGGAGCAATAGAACCGCCAGTGCCCGCCGACCTGCCCTCAGGACACGCTGTGACACTCCATATCGAGGACGCGCCCCGGGCGGAGATTGGGCGGGAACTGGATGGGAGCAGCGTGCTGATGCTTCGCCACAGCCGCTTTGGCTGGCTAGGCTTCCGGTTTGCCGAGAAGTCGCGGGAGTGGCTGATCGAGGGCTTGATTGCCGATGCACAAAATGCACAACAGAAGCCGAATCCGCAATAGCCGGCTCAGACCCTAGCGAAATCTCCGCATACATCGCAGAGCCGGTCGCGTACTCAGTGGTCTCTGGCAACTGCCGGTTGATCCATGTGGTGCAAGACTGCTTTGACTGCCTGCTCTCGGAAAACGCCCCCCTCAACACACGGGAGAGCTTGCTGTTCGGGTTCGCCAGTTGGTCGATGACCAACTGCACCATATCGGGACGCGAGATCCGTTGGCGCCAGGCCAGGGGCTTCTTCGGCTTCATGTCAGGCGCCCTCTTCGACTGCGGCACCTGCCATGCACGCGTCTGCACCCTCGGCAGTGCTGCGGACGTAGTTCCAATCAGAATCTGGCCGCAAGTCTTCGAAGCGCACGGCCCGTCCGCTTTCGCGATCCAGACTGATGCAGAGCGTTGCGCCCAAGCGCTGCCCCTTCGATATGGCCTTGCGGAGATAGCCGATCGAGGTTCGGCAGCGCTTCGCATAGGCCGCTTGTTCGGCTGTCGAAAGGCTACTCAGATAGGCGCGCAACGTGTCCATAGGGGCGTCACTTTACCAAACGGTAATGGCGAGTCAATACCTTTTGGTGTTTTACCTTTTGGTAACTGAGACATGAGAATGCCCCCCATGTCGACGACCGGCCCTACCAACGACGATGTCGAGAATCGTCGTGCTCAACTTCTCCGATGGATCGATGAGCATTACGGGGGCGTCCGCGCGCGCTTTGTCGAGGCCACCGAGATCAACCAGGGCGAACTCTCTGGACTGCTGAGCAAGAAGTCTTTCGGGGAGAAGCGCGCCAGGAGCTTAGAGGCGCAAGCCGGCATGCCTCCAAAGTACTTAGACCGCGTTGAAGAGACATCGTCAAACGTTGTTTCTGCGGAGGCGAGCCGGGCTCGCAATGCCAAGGATTGGCCATTCAAGCGTGTCTCGCGGGAACAATACGCTCGGCTCACTCAAGAGCAGCGAACCCACATCGAAAACAGCATCCTGCTACTGCTGCCAAGCGGTGCGCGTGGCTCCGACCGTAAAAGCTCTACCGCCCGATGAGCGCCTAGGCGCTCGCATTTATGTGTTCCCACCTCGCCTGCCCATTGGCAGGTCGCCTGAATAGCCGCGTCATTGAAAATTACCATTTGGTATTGACTTGAAGTTTACCGTTTAGTAAATTCGGCCCCGTCATCAACGACGGAGGCCGAAATGGTCATACCCTTCCCCGCCGCAGTCGCGGCCCCCCAGCCGCTGAGCACGCTCCTCGACAGGTGCATCGGCTTCCTCGAGGGCTTCGAGGACGACCCCGAGCAGTGCGTCGCGCCGCTGCTTGCCCAACTGCGCAGAGCCAACGTGCCGGGCCTGCAGGCCCTGCATGTGCCGAGAGTCGGCCGGGTGATTGCCAACCCCCGTAGTGAATTCATATTCACCTATCACGGCAGCAGCGATGAGTTCGCGTTCCTCACCGATCGGCAACACGGCGAGGATGAAAAGGGGCGCTACCGCTGGAGCGCACAGCGCTACGACGACACCGGTCGCATCTGGCGCACGCGTGGTCTCGGCGTCGTCGACGACTTCGGCAACCTCGTAGAGGTGCCCCAGTGAAGGCCTTCGCGATCGCGGCCTGCATCGTGGGCCTCGTGCTCCTGTACGGCGTGGTCGACGCGATCGACGAAGCCACCAGGGCCGACTGGGACACGCGCGTGATCCAGCGAGCACCCGGGTGCACGCCATGAACGCGCGCACTCGCACGCTGAACAACCTGCGTCGCTGGCTCGAGCGCTGGGAGCTCGACCACCTGCGCACGCATGCTGCCGAACTGGCCGAGCGCCTAGAGCAGCTCGAGGCCCGCGTTGAGCAGCTCCAGGGTGAGGTCTACAACGCCGACGCTTGCGCCGACATGTGGCGCGACTCGTACCAGCAGCTCAGCGAGCACCTCGACAACGGCACGGCGGATGCGCGCTGCATCGGTCTGACGCAGCAAGGCGACCTGCTGGTCATCCAGACCGGGGCGATGCAATGAGACGCCTCCTCGACCCGCTCCAGCTCGAGGAGCTGGTGGCACCGCGTAAAGAGCCGCGCTGCACGCCGATCGAACGCCTCGTAGCAGTGGCAAAGGTCCTGCTCACCGCGTTCGTTGTCTCCACCTTCTCGCTGCTCGGCATCGCGCTCGCGCTTTCCGGCATGCCCGGAGTCGTGCCGTGACGGAAGACGTCGTGCACACGTCTGCACACGCTGACGAACCTGACATGTTCGGCGGCGTCGACCTGGCGAGCGGACCCGACATGACCGTGGTCATGCTCGTCTTTCAAGGTGAGCTGATCTCGGACGCCGAAGTCCGCACGCAGTTGGTCGGCACGGACTCGCACCCCAGGCCCGTGCTGTGGGTCGAGGTCCGGCCCGTCAGCAGGCTGCATCGAACCGTCCACGCCAAGTGGATCTACACCGAGGCCACGCGCAAGCAGGCCGAGGGTATCGCCGCGACCTTGAAAAAGGGCGCGCGCGTCACCGTCACCACGCCGATCGACGACATGCGGACCATCTTCCCGCACGTCGCCAGCGTGGCCCTCCTCCCCTGACCGAGCGCCTACATGCCATCCGTCACCATCACATTGATTGACCAAGGCCAAGGCCGGGTCAGCGTCCGCACCGATGCCCTGCCCCCGAAGGTGGGCCTCGGTGTCTCCCAGGCCCAAGGCCTAGCCATGGAGTTCCTCGGCACTGCGCTCAAGCGCGGCCTGGAAGTTGTCTACGACCGCAATCAGGTCCCGCTCGTGTCGCTTGCAGTGGAACTGCTCGACCCGGAAGGTCTCGGGTTCGCGTGCACGGCAGAAGTTCGCGACCGGGCTCGGCTTGCACTCGGCCGCGATGCCATCGAGCACAAGCCCACCATGGCCGGAGTCGACATCGACCGCGTGCATCAACACCGACCGGCAGTCGATGGAGCCGCAGCGTGAACGACCGCTACACCACGACACGCATGCCGTACGCCCGCGCGAACGGCGCGCCGCCCGTCATGGCCGGCAGCTACACGTGCCCCGAGCTCGGCCGCACCTGCACGCGCCCAGGCGCGTACGACGCGATGGCGCTGCCCAGCCTCCAGAACGGCCGCCAGAAGTTCCCCGCCGGCCTCTGCGCCGCCGACAACACCGAGCCGCCCGCGCTCACCAATGCGGCGTGAGCCGCGGAGATCCTCATGTCCTTCGAGTCCCCCATCGACGAAGTCGAAGTTTCTGATGTTCAACCCGACGCCGGCGAATTCATGCTGCTCGACGTCGACGTCATCGTCTCCAGCCTGACCAACCCGCGCACAATCTTCGACGACGCCAAGTTGGCAGAGCTCGCCGAGAGCATCAAGGCCAGCGGCGTCCACCAGCCGATCCTCGTACGCCCCCTACCCGCCGCGCGTCTCGACGAAACGAGCCGCAAGCTCGGCCGGACCCAGCGCGAGACGCACGAGCTCATTTCCGGCGAGCGCCGCTGGCGCGCCTGCAGGCTGGCCGGCAAGACCACGGTTCCGGCACTCGTGCGGCGCATGACCGACGCACAGGTGCTCGAGGCGCAGATCGTCGAGAACCTGCAGCGCGCCGATCTCACCGAGCTTGAGGAGGCGGAGGGTTATCAGCGCCTGGTCGACCATGTCAGCATTCCGAAAGAAGCGATCGGCAGCAAGATCGGCAAGAGCCGCGCGTACGTCTACGCGCGGCTCAAGCTGCTGGACCTGAACACCGCCGGCCGCGAGGCGCTGCGAAGAGGCGAGATCGATCCGAGCAAGGCGCTGCTGATTGCCCGCATTCCCGACGAGAAGCTTCAGATCAAGGCTCTCGGCCAAGCCACCGGTAGCGACAACTACGGTCGCGCGCTCAGCGTCAAGGACCTGCAGGAATGGCTGCAGACGAACGTCATGCTGTCGCTCAAACGCACAAGCTTCGACATCAAGGATGTGACGTTGCGCGAGGGTACCGGCGCATGCCCTGAGTGCCCTAAGCGCACAGGCGCGAATCCGGATCTGTTTGCCGACGTCGAGAGTGCAGACCTCTGCACGGACCCGACGTGCTACCACGACAAGCAGCGAACGGCCGCCGACCGGCGGTTCGAAGAAGCCCAACGCGAGGGCAAGAAGGTCATCGACCAGGACCAGGCCGCGAAGCTGAGCAAGCCGGACTCGCGGGAGTGGCTGAAGGGCTACTACATGCTGGATCAGTACCCCGACTACGCCCTTGAACTCGACGGCACTACGCTGCGCAAGGCCCTAGGCAAGCACTGCCCCGAGCCGGTGCTCGTTAAGCATCCGGATACGGGCGAAGTCTTCGAGGCGCTGCCCATCGACGAGGTGAAGCGCCTTGTTCGCGAGCAGGGCCTGACGCGCTCGGCCAAACGCGAGAAGCGCAACGCGGCCGACTCAGAGAAGGCCAAGCTCGTGCAAGCGGTCAAGCCGATCGAACAGCGCGAGGAGTACATCGAGCGCTGGCAAGCCACTGCGCTGGCGCGTGCCGACGAAGCCCTGCAGCGCGAATCCACGGTCGGAACGCCTGACCTGATTCGCGCATGGTTGATCGACGAAGAGGACGACAGCTGGGAGGCAAGCAATGCGCTGCACACCATCCTCGGGGGCGAGAAGAACAAGCTATCAGCGGCGATCGCCGCGACGCCCGATGGTGAAGTGCCGCGCCTGCTGCTTCGCTACATGTTGCATCGCTCCGCTGAGCGCTACGGTGCATGGGCCGAAGACAACGCGACCCGCCAAGGCCCGCGTACGACGCTGTTCGAGATCCTGCACATCGCGGATGTCGACATCGGCGAGATCTGCGCAGAGACCAAACGCGCGATCGAGAGCGAAGAACGCGCTGCCGAAGCTGATAACGAGGCCCAGGAGGCGGCGGCCCGCGAACCCAAGCCGGTAAAAACTGCCAAGGCGAAAAAATCGACCGCCTCGCCTGCGGCGCAGAAAGTACGCGCGAGGAAGCCTTCGGCCGAAGAGGTGCAGATGCAGATCGCTGAGCAGCTGCAGGCACTTGACCAGGCGCCTGACGGCGCAGAGCAAGGCGGAGCGGCCGACGCCGCTCAGGGACAGGACCAGGCGCCTAGCGGCGCAGTTGAAGAGGAAGGCGCGGCACCTGCCGCGCTCGCGCCCACCTTCAGCCTCGGTCAACTGGCAAGAGTCAAGGCCGGCAGTAAGAGCGCCGGCGGGAAAGCGCTCAAGACTATCGGCAAGGTCGGCCGCGTGATCGGCCTCGGCGACGACGATCGCGTGCACCTGCGCCACGGGCCGCGCTCGCATGAACTAGTGATCGTTCTGCCCGACCAGTTGGAGCACTACACCGCGGATCCGGTGATTGGCAGCAAGGTTCGAATCCACCCGAAGAGCTTCTTGGAGTCGCGGAACAAGCTGATGTGGCGGGAGGGCAAGGTAGACGCCTGCACCGATGAGGGCTGGCAGGTGACTCTCTCGGCCACGACGAAAGATGCGGCGCTCGTCGACACGTTCGCCACCAACGAACTCGAGGTGCTGGCATGAAGCCCGTCAGCACAAGAACCTCAGAGGAAGGCGGGCCCACGTGACGCGCACGTCTGTCCTGCTGACGCCCTCCGAGCTCCAGACATCAATGCGGCCGCTACGGGCGGCCGCGAAGGCGCTGCGTGTAGGCGTCGCGACGGAAGTTCAATGGGACCAAGTCAGGAGCTCCGTCCAGGCCGCGCAGGTCGTCGAGCAGCGGGTAATGCCGCTGGGCGTGTCGGAGCACCTGCAGAGCGCCCAAACAGCACTGCAGGCGATCGCACAGCGCGCCATGGCGACGGGCGCTTGGCGCGCCGCCGAGATCTACCTGCAGGAGATCGACCACATCATGACGGCGGTGGACCTCCACGAGTGGCAGTTGCTACAGCTCAGCGCGGCCGAGGCCCAACGCTATGTGCCCAAGCCGCCTATCCAAACACTTTGCCAGCCCACCAGCGACGTCGGCCAGCTGCAGGGAGTCTTGGCATGACGCACACCTGCCACGCCGAGGGCTGCAGCAAGGCCGTGCCGCCGAAGTACCTGATGTGCGGCAAGCACTGGGCCATGCTGCCGCTCTCGCAGCAGCGCGAGATCTGGCGGCACTACCGACCTGGCCAGGAGGTCGACAAGCGGCCGTCGATCGACTACCTGCGAGTGATGAAGATCGCCGTTGACCTCGTCGCCAGGGCCGAGGGCCATCAAGGGTCACTTCTATGATCGGCCACCAGCAGACCGGCGTCATTCAAGGCGTGGTCATCACTGCGGTTTCCCATGAGGGCCTGCGGGTCAGCGTGGACGGCAAGCCGGCACGACTCGCAATCGTTCTCGACGATGGCACCGTTGTAATCGCCGGCGATGAGGTCGCGCGCGAGGCCGAGGCGGTAGCCGTCAATTGCTACCGCAACATGCTGCAGGGTAAAGGCTTTCTAAGGGTACTTAGCCTTCCGCTGGAGCACTCCGACGCAAAAGCGATTAAGCAGCAGTCGAGCCTTCGCAAGAACAGATGAAGTAGGAACTGAGCCTTAAGGCAAGCTGAAAATCCTCACTTCGGCAGGCCAAGAAATTTCTCTATGACTCTTTTTTTCCCGTCCACTACTCGCAACACAAAGGCTTGATAGTCTTCCGCTGGATAGGCAGGATTTCGCTCATACTCCCCGACAAATAAGCTCGCAATTTTTGCGATGTCTTTCACCCACGATGCAGAAGCCATAGGCGAAGCGCCAGTTTGAATAGCTCTCGGAATTTGATCGTAAAGCACCTTTAATTCCTCGAGGTGCTCTTTGAGCGTACTCACTTTTTGAAGCTGAGCTGATGAAGAGACACGCTGACGGAGAACGCGCTGAACTTCGTCGTAATTCGCTTCTTCCGTTGCGCCCTCCTTGCGAATATAGATTGCGCCTGAACGAATGCTCAAGCCTGATCGTTGTGCGACAAATGGGAGCAGCTCCGGTTCCGTCGAGACAAAAATCACCTGGAATCGCTTCCCTGTCAAAGTGGGGTACTCGGCTGCCGAGTATGAAAAATCTGCGATCTCCACAGTATTCAAGAGCGGCTCTGGGAGGAATCCTCTTATCCCCGATACCACATCAGCTTTATCTTTAAGCTCTGCTATCCCTACGGGTTCAAGCGTACCCCCCTCGCCTTCTTTTACCCCAATGATCAGGCAACCACCGCCTACATTTGCAATGCCAAGCAAATGCTTAGCCACAGCGGCGAGATCAGGCCATTTCTCCTTAAAGTCGCAATTCTTCAGCTCGCCTACGTTATCTTTAAGAAACTCACGTAGTGATTCCCGAGTTGGACCTTCAAAGAATCGGGAGAATGATTCATGCACGGACTTAGAAGCGATTTTGTTCATTTGGCAAACGCCATGCGAGTTGGTATGGAACCTTCAAGGAAAAACGCGAGGCAAAAAAAAGCCCTCAACGAGGGCTTTTTGGGAATTGGTGGGGGCTGAGGCACTCTTTGGTCCTAAATCTTCCCGACGAAGCCCGTGACCTCCCTGCAGAGTCCAGTGCGCATACCCCCAGTAACCTCGCGCCCCTTCGATTGCTTTTCAGCTTGAACTTCAGTTTCATCTTTTCCCTTTCTTTTGGGTCTCAATCTCCAAAGAGATTTCGAACACCATGAACAAGGAAGCAAACAACACTAGACATCCGCTGAGGAAGTCTCCGAACAACACCGCGGTCGATACGGCGCCGAAGACAGAAACTGTTCCCAGTTTAACTCCGGCCGGCGAGAAAGGAAGGCCCAAGGCTGTCCACCCTGACAAGATTTAGACCAGCAACAGGCCAAGTGCGTAAAATGACGTTTCGCTAGGGGTGCTGGGTCGGTTTCCGACCTTGCTGAGAAAGTCCCTTTGAACCTGATTGCGCTCGCATTTATTTTGTGAGCCCGAGGTAATCCTCGCGCAGGGAAGCTGGTCCGGCGGCCTGTCACGTTGTCTCGCGTGGCGGCAGCGCTGCTGGAGCCTCGCCCACCTGCCAAACCTTTTGCACTGGAGCAAACGGATGGCACACGACGACAACGGAATTTCCTCTGCCGGCAACGAGGCGCTGACGCCGCTGCCCGCGTCCCGCCGCGTGTTCGGCTGGAGCGACCACGCCTCGCTCTGGTTCAGCTTGGGCGTCGGACTGCTGGTGATGCAGATCGGCGCCTACCTCGTGCCAGCCGTGGGCACGCGCGATGCAGCACTGGCGATTGCGCTCGGCTCCGTCATCGGCGCGGGCCTCCTGGCCTGGACCGCGCGCCTGGGCTGCGAAACCGGCCTCGCGAGCGCCGGCCTCATGCACGCGACCTACGGCAGCGCCTTCGCGCGGCTGCCGGTGCTGCTCAACATCGTGCAGCTGGTGGGCTGGACCACCTTCGAGCTGGTGATCATGCGGGAAGGCACGCAGGCCATCGGCCAGGTTGCGTTCGGCGCGTCGCTCGGCAGCTTCTGGGGCGGCGTCTTCACCACGCTGCTCTGGGGCGCGGTGCTGCTGGCGCTGCTCGCAGGCTCGATGGTCAAGCTGGTGCGTCGTTTCGTGAGCCGCTTCGGTCTGCCGCTGGTGGTGATCTCGCTGCTCTGGCTGACCTGGCAGTTCGCGACGCGGCTGCAGGCCAAGGGCCTCGACGCCTTCTGGGCGCGCCCGGGCGACGGCAGCATGGGCATGTTCGGCGCGCTCGATCTGGTGATCGCGATGCCGGTGTCGTGGCTGCCGCTGGTGGCCGACTACGCGCGCCACGGCAAGCGCAGTACGGGGGGCCTCGGCAGCGCCTTCAGCGGCACCTGGATCGGCTATGCGCTCGCCAACATCTGGTGCTATGCGCTCGGCGTGATGGTGGTGAGCGTGGCCGAGCCGGGCACGGGCCTGGTCACCGCGCTGCTGCTCGCGCAGGGCGGGCTGGTGGCGCTGGGGCTCATCCTCATCGACGAGCTCGACAACGCGTACGGCGATGTCTATTCGGGCTCTGTTTCCACGCACAGCCTCTTGCCGCGCTGGAGCGTGAAGCGCTGGGGCCTGCTGCTGGCCGCGCTGTGCATCGCGCTCGCGCTGGTGCTGCCGATGCACACGCTCGAACCTTTCCTGCTGCTGCTCAGTTCGGTGTTCGTGCCGCTCTACGGCGTGATCCTCGGGCGGCTCGGCAGCGGGCGAGGTGTGGCCTCTACTGGCACGCGCCAGATCGACTGGGCCGCGGCGCTGATCTGGATCGCGGGTATCACGGCCTATCACGCGCTCGCCAAATGGGCACCGCAGTTCGGCTCCGCGCTGCCGACGTTGGCCGCGACCTTCGTGCTGGCCTGGATCAGCCGGCCAAAGCTTTCGCCGGCAGCGGCAGCCGGTGCATCGGCACTGGCGCAAAGCCGTGGTTGA